TTAAAACAGCCTGTGGGTTGTTCCCACCCACAGGGCCCACTGGGCGCTAGTACACTGGTATGCCTTACCTCGGTATTACGGTACCGATGTATATAGTACCTTTGTACGCCTGTTTTATATCCCTCCCCCACATGTAACCTTAGAAGTTTACACAAACAAAGACCAATAGGAGTCCAACACCCAGTTGGATTGCGGTCAAGCACTTCTGTTTCCCCGGACCTAGTAGTGATAGGCTGTACCCACGGCCGAAGATGAACCCGTCCGTTATCCGGCTACCTACTTCGGGAAGCCTAGTAACATTCTGAAGTCTCTGAGGCGTTTCGCTCAGCACGACCCCGGTGTAGATCGGGCTGATGGGTCTCCGCATACCCCACGGGCGACCGTGGCGGAGGCCGCGTTGGCGGCCCGCCTATGGCGAAAGCCATAGGACGCCTCTTAGATGACAGGGTGTGAAGAGCCTACTGAGCTGGGTAGTAGTCCTCCGGCCCCTGAATGCGGCTAATCCTAACCACGGAGCGTCCACCAGCAATCCAGCTGGCAGGGCGTCGTAACGGGCAACTCTGTGGCGGAACCGACTACTTTGGGTGTCCGTGTTTCCTTTTGATCCTATTTTGGCTGCTTATGGTGACAACGATAAGTTGTTATCATAAAGCTCTTGGGTTGGCCACCTGGAAAAAGTTATCAGTGTTTGATATTGTTCGGCTCTCACGCCTACCAATAAGACAAGCCCTATATTTACTTGTTGCATTTTACTCGTCAGAAGAAATCACAGAGTATCATTTGGATTTGTTACTCACATTAAGGACAAGATGGGTATGCAAATGAGTAAGAACACCGCTGGGTCTCACACCACTGTGACCCAAGCCAGTGGAGGCTCCCACATAAATTACACCAACATTAACTACTACAGTCACTCCGCGAGCGCTAGTCAAAATAAACAAGACATCACTCAAGATCCTAGCAAATTTACTCAACCTATGGTAGATATCATGAAAGAATCTGCCGTCCCCTTAAAGTCACCATCTGCAGAGGCTTGTGGTTACAGTGATAGGGTGGCTCAATTGACCTTAGGAAACAGCACTATCACTACTCAAGAGGCAGCGAACATCACAGTTGCCTATGGTGAATGGCCATCGTACTTAAGTGATTTGGATGCTACCGCTGTAGACAAGACTACCAAACCAGGCGTTTCATGTGATAGATTCTACACATTACCTGGAAAGAAATGGGAGGCAACTACTAAAGGATGGGAGTGGAAACTTCCAGACGCACTGACAGAGCTTGGCGTTTTTGGACAGAATTGTCAGTTCCATTTCTTATATAGGTGTGGGTGGTCTATACACGTGCAATGTAATGCCACGAAGTTTCATCAGGGCACATTACTAGTGGTAGCAGTACCTGACCACCAGTTAGGAACAACATATCAACCTGAGTTTGATAATGTTATGCCAGGAAAAGCAGGAAGAGAGGTCAAGTATCCATACAACTTTGAGGATGGAACCAGTCTAGCCAACTCACTTATATACCCGCACCAATGGATCAACCTGAGAACAAACAACTCTGCCACACTTGTACTACCATACGCTAATGCGATTCCAATGGATAGTCCAATCAGACACAGCAGCTGGTCCCTTTTGGTGATACCTGTTGTACCATTGGCCTGCGCTACTGGTACTACTCCATTCGTTGGGATTACCATTACATTGGCCCCCATGTTTTCAGAATTCTCAGGGCTACGCAGAGCAATAGCCCAAGGTATTCCTACTACAAACACGCCAGGTTCCTACCAGTTCCTCACTACTGATGAAGATAGTAGTGCATGTATACTTCCTGATTTCACACCAACCCAAGAAATCCACATTCCAGGAGAGGTCAAGAATCTACAGGCACTGTGTCAAGTTGAGTCCTTACTGGAAATCAACAACGTGGATGGTAAAACAGGGATTGAGAGATTAAGGTTGGAAGTTAGCACACAATCTGAATTAGACAGACAATTGTTTGCTTTGAAAGTTAGCTTCACAGAAGGGGAGATAATGTCTAAGACATTGTGTGGGGTGATGTGTTCGTATTATACTCAATGGTCCGGTTCACTTGAGATAACTTTCATGTTTACTGGGTCATTCATGACAACGGGGAAGCTGCTGTTAGCCTATACCCCTCCAGGTGGTAGTGCACCAGCTAGTAGAGAAGATGCCATGCTTGGCACTCATGTAATATGGGATTTTGGATTACAGAGCTCCATAACCCTAGTTGTCCCTTGGATCTGCGGCGGATATTATAGAGACGTGAACAGGGCAAACAACTACTATGCAGCTGGGTATGTTACCGGGTGGTTTCAGACAAACATGGTCATACCACCAGATTTTCCATCCACTGCCTACATACTTTGCTTTTTGGCTGCACAACCAAATTTCTCATTGAGAATTCTAAAGGATAGACCTGACATTACACAAACAGCAGCATTGCAAGCCCCAGTTGAGACTGCACTTAATAGTGCGATCTCCAGCGTCATTGCAGGAATTACAGCCCAAGATACACAACCTAGCTCCCACAATATTTCAACTTCAGAAACACCTGCACTGCAGGCGGCAGAAACGGGCGCCAGCTCTAATGCTAGTGATGAGGGCATGATGGAAACTAGACATGTCGTCAATACAAACACAGTATCAGAAACATCTATAGAGAGCTTCTATGGTCGTTGTGGTCTCGTATCCATCAAAGAAATAGCCGATAACAAGCAGGTTGAGAAATGGTTGGTTAATTTTAATGAATTTGTACAGCTAAGGGCCAAGATTGAGCTTTTCACCTATATGAGATTTGACATCGAGTTTACTCTTGTTGCCACCTTTACCAAAGGAAATTCTGCATCACAACATCCAGTCCAAGTACAGGTTATGTATTTGCCGCCAGAGCAGTTGCTCCAATTACAGCAAGACTCCTATGCTTGGCAGTCAGCAGCTAACCCATCAGCAATCTTTAGTGCCAACACTGTTCCTGCTAGATTCAGCGTCCCGTTTGTGGGAACAGCAAATGCGTACACGATTATGTACGACGGATACAATGTGTTTGGATCAAACAGACCATCAGCTGATTATGGCATGATCAACAGCAGTCACATGGGTAGCATGGCCTTCAGGGCAATAAGCCAATTGCAAGCAACAGAAAAGGTTAAGTTTATGGATCTATGCCAAGTTAAAGACGTACGTGCTTGGTGTCCACGCGCCCCGCGAATGGCCCCTTACAAGTACATTAGGAACCCAGTGTTTGAGACCCAGGACAGAATTGTACCAAACAGGAACAACATAACCACGACTGGGGCCTTTGGTCAGCAGAGTGGAGCCATTTATGTGGGCAATTACAAAATTATGAATAGACACCTTGCAACCCATGAAGATTGGGAAAATGTAGAGTGGGAAGATTACAACAGAGATATTCTTGTGGCTAGAACCACCGCCCATGGTGCTGACAAGCTTGCCAGATGTCACTGCAACACCGGAGTATATTACTGTAAGTCCAGGAACAAGCACTACCCAGTAACTTTCCAGGGTCCAGGCATCGATTGGGTCGAGGCTAGTCAGTACTACCCAGCTAGATACCAGACCCATATGCTCCTTGCTTCGGGAATCTCGGAACCAGGTGACTGTGGTGGTATCCTCAGGTGCCAGCATGGAGTGATCGGTGTTGTGACTGCTGGGGGCCAGGGAGTGGTTGGATTTGCTGATGTGCGCGACCTCTTCTGGGTTGAGCATGAAGCAATGGAACAAGGCCTTACTGATTACATTCAGCAACTTGGAAACAGTTTTGGTCAGGGTTTTACAGCAGAAATTACCAATTATGCCAGTCAACTTTCAGAGATGTTAATTGGCGCTGACGGTATGGTGGAGAGGTGCCTGCAAACCTTTGTGAAAGTGATCTCAGCGGTTGTAATTGCCACCAGGTCTCAAGGTGATGTTCCTACTATACTTGCAACCCTTGCTCTCATCGGATGCGATGGTAGTCCCTGGAGGTGGCTTAAACGTCAGTTTTGTGGAATCTTTAAAATCCCCTATGTGGAGAAGCAGGGGGACGATTGGCTCAAAAAGTTTACCTCCTATGTCAATGCCTTTAAGGGCCTGGACTGGGTTGCAGAGAAGATAATGAAATTTATTGACTGGATGAAGAACAAGTTGATCCCACAAGCGAGAGAAAGGCAAGAGTTTACCACCAATTTAAAGACTTTACCATTACTGGAAGCGCAGGTCGCAACTTTGGAACACTCCTGCCCAACCACTGAACAACAGGAGACCATCTTTGGAAACATTCAGTACCTAGCTCACCACTGCAGGAGATATGCCCCACTTTATGCAGCTGAAGCCAGAAGGGTCTATGCCTTAGAAAAGAGAATTTTAGGATACATACAGTTCAAGAGCAAGCAACGGATTGAGCCTGTATGTCTCCTGATTCACGGCACAGCTGGCACTGGAAAATCACTTGCTACATCCATAATTGGAAGAAAGCTAGCAGAATATGAGCACTCAGAAGTTTATGCGATTCCTCCAGACAGTGACCATTTTGACGGATACCAGCAGCAGGCCGTGGTAGTTATGGATGATCTCAACCAGAACCCGGATGGGAAAGATATGGTTGCTTTTTGTCAAATGGTCTCCACCGTGCCTTACCATGTACCTATGGCTGCCATTGAAGAGAAGGGAATGCTCTTTACCAGCTCCTATGTTTTGGCTTCCACTAATAGTGGATCCATTCACCCACCCACAGTTTCAAACTCTAAGGCTTTATCCAGGAGGTTTGCATTTGATGTAGATATTGAAGTGTCAGAACACTACAAAACACATAATGGTACTCTTGATGTTGTTAACGCTACTCAGAGATGTGAAGACTGTTGTCCAGCAAATTTCAAGACATGCATGCCTCTGATTTGCGGTGAGGCGTACCAACTCGTTGACCGCCGCAATGGGATGCGTTACTCCATTGATACCATGATCTCAGCGATGAGAGCGGAATGGAAGAGGAGAAATCAGGTTGGGCTCTGTTATGTAAGACTCTTTCAGGGACCTCCCCAATTTAAGCCGCTCAAGATTTCAGTGGACCCAGAGATACCAGCTCCCCCAGCCATTGCTGATTTGTTAGCCAGTGTGGATTCTGAGGAAGTTAGAGAATACTGTAAAAAGAAGGGTTGGATCGTGGAAGTGCCAGTAACAGCAACAACCCTAGAAAGGAATGTCAGCATCGCCACCACAATCCTATCTAGCTTAGTGCTTTTGACTTCAGTAATTACCTTAGTCTACCTTGTTTACAGACTCTTTGCAGGGTACCAAGGACCATACACAGGATTGCCCAATGCTAAACCCAAGCCACCAGTACTTAGGGAGGTGAGGGCTCAAGGTCCCTTGATGGATTTTGGCGTTGGAATGATGAAGAAGAACATCGTCACCGTGAGAACTGGAGCTGGGGAATTTACAGGTCTTGGAGTACATGATCATGTTCTCGTCCTTCCAAAACACTCACACCCAGCGGAGATAGTTGTGGTTGATGGAAAGGAGACGCCAGTTGAGGATGCATACAACCTTACTGATGAACAAGGGGTATCATTAGAGCTCACACTTGTCACCCTCAAAAGAAATGAGAAATTTAGAGACATCAGAGCTATGATTCCGGAGAACCCGTGTGGAACTAATGAGGCAGTTGTTTGTGTGAATACCAGCAATTTTCCAAATGCATTTTTGCCAGTTGGCAAAGTGGAGTATTATGGATATCTTAACCTAGCAGGAAGTCCAACTCACCGAACCATGATGTACAACTTCCCAACTAAAGCGGGACAGTGTGGTGGAGTGGTTCTTTCTACAGGGAAAGTGCTAGGTATCCACATTGGGGGAAACGGTGCACAAGGATTCTGTGCTGCCTTGAAAAGATCGTACTTCACTAAGCCACAAGGCAAGATTGATTGGGTTGAACCCTCTAAGAAACATGGGTTTCCAGTGATTAATGCACCATCCAAAACCAAACTTGAGCCCAGTGTTTTCTTTGATGTGTTTGAGGGAGTCAAAGAACCAGCTGCTCTTCATCCAAAGGACCCCAGGCTTGAGGTTAACTTGGAAGAAGCACTCTTTTCCAAATACACTGGTAACGTAGACATTGAGATGCCAGAGGAAATGAAAGAGGCGGTGGATCATTATGCTAATCAGCTTTTGGCACTAGACATACCAACTGAGCCACTTAGCATGGAGGAAGCCATTTATGGCACGGAAGGCCTTGAAGCTCTGGATTTAACAACAAGTGCTGGATACCCTTATGTTACCATGGGGATAAAGAAGAGAGATATTCTAAACAAAGAAACCAGAGATGTGAAGAAGATGCAAGAGTGCATTGACAAGTATGGATTGAACCTCCCTATGGTCACATACATAAAGGATGAACTTAGATCCAAGGAGAAAGTGAAAAAGGGAAAGAGTAGACTGATTGAAGCATCCAGTTTAAATGATTCTGTAGCCATGAGGTGTTATTTTGGCAATTTGTACAAGGCTTTCCACCAAAACCCAGGCACCCTAACTGGATGCGCTGTTGGATGTGACCCAGATACCTTTTGGAGCAAGATTCCAGTAATGATGGATGGTGAGTTGTTTGGTTTTGATTACACCGCTTATGATGCCAGCTTGTCTCCACTCATGTTTCAGGCTCTTCAGATGGTTTTGGAAAAGATTGGATTCGGAGAGGGAAAGCACTTTATTGATAACCTGTGCTATTCGCATCACCTTTTTAGAGACAAGTATTATTTTGTTAAGGGAGGAATGCCATCTGGTTGCTCTGGGACCAGCATTTTTAACTCAATGATAAACAACATCATTATCAGGACAGTTGTACTTCAGACCTACAAGGGGATTGAATTAGATCAACTGAAAATTATAGCGTATGGGGACGATGTCATCGCCAGTTACCCATACAGAATTGACCCAGCTGAATTGGCCAAAGCTGGGGCAAAACTAGGTCTTCACATGACTCCTCCAGACAAGTCGGAAACCTATGTAGATCTAGACTGGACGAATGTTACATTTTTAAAAAGAAACTTTGTGCCAGATGAGAAATACCCATTTCTTGTGCATCCGGTTATGCCCATGAAAGAGATTTACGAATCTATCAGGTGGACCAGAGATGCACGCAACACACAAGATCATGTGCGTTCTCTGTGCCTGCTTGCATGGCATAATGGCAGAAAAGAGTACGAGGAGTTTTGCCGCAAGATCAGATCAGTACCAGTTGGCAGAGCTCTTCACTTACCATCATACTCTTCACTGCTGCGAGAGTGGTATGAGAAGTTTTAAATTACAGTTCAATTGATTATCCGGATTGGCCTAAACTTCAATTGGATACAATACACCCACCGGATGGGGTGT